AAGCCCACGTTGTCTTGGCTCAGAAACGATTTGATGGTGAAACTGGCGAAGCATTGGCTGATTCTAAACAAGAGTATTCTCTATCTGACTTAGAAAGAGAAAAGGCTCGTTATGATAAAGATATGGCAAATGCAAAAGCAGAAAGCGATGAACTTGCAAAGATGATAGCGGATTTTAAGAAACTTTAATTAACTAACAAGGAGTCACGAAATGGCTAAAAAAGAAAAAGAACAAAAGCCAGTCTTGAATCTTGATGACAAAGAGTACGTTATTGAAGATATGACTGACGAACAGAAAATGATGGTAAATCACATTAATGATTTGCAGAACAAGCAGAACACAAATACCTTTATAGCTGACCAATTACAGGTCGGTAAAGAGGCATTTATTAATTTGCTTCGTACATCATTGGAAGAAGAACCTGAAGAGGTTGAAGTAGTAGAATGATTGTAAGAAGGTGTAGTCAAGGTCATCGAGTAAGGATTCATAGAAATTCAACTCCCGGTGCAACCAGAGTAAAGACATATCCAGATGGCTCTACTGAGACCTTGACTTATCCTTCATCTTATACATACTTCATAGATGTTGATGGTGAAGTAATAAAAAGAAGTAATAGTTTTAAGACCATAGAAGAAGAATATGTTAAAGAATGTGCAAAGAAACATGATGATGGACATGGTAGAATCATTATTGGTAAACATAAATTAGTAGATGGAGTAGCAACAAATTTAATATGAATAATCCTATAGCAAAATTAGTATCATGGCAACAAAATACTGGCCAACTAGATAGTTGGACTTCATATCATATTGCTGCAGGTGCATTTCTATGTAAAATATTTCAATGGATGAATTGGAGTGATTTCTGGTGTGTGATGGGAGTATTCATCATTGGTGTCTTATGGGAAATATTTGAATGGATTGTAGAGAACTATAGTCCTTACAAGACCAAAAAGAGATGGGCCTACAATACAGCTGCAGACTTAATAGTAGAAACAGCAATGGCTTGGTGGATGGTATTATGATAATAACAAACAAAGTAAAATATGAAATTTCGACATCTTATAATTATTCTATTAATTATATTTATATTGATAGGGTGTGATTCCGGTTGGTCTATTGCAGGCTGGGAGGTTAAGTGAGTGAAAAGCCAGATACCGCTAGAAGTTATAGGGCTACTGTACTTGATGATAACGCCATTGTTAGCATTAATCTTAAGTGGCTTGGGCAAGGACTTGTCTTGGTCGCAATATTGGTCTATGGGTATTGGCAAATTGAAACTCGCATTAAAAATCTTGAGTCGAATTTTGAAGAAGCCAATCTTAAAATTGAAGAACTTGTAAATAAGCATATACAAGATGAAGAAGAAAGGTATGCTCAAATGGAAGAAGAATTAAAGTGGTATCAAAAATTAACTAAAAAGAAGAAGAAATAATGGATTTTATGGCGGTATATGGTGAAGCTGGAATGATAGGCGTCGTTGGCGTGATGTTTGTCTATTTGGTTATATCTCTATCAAAGAAATCTGAAGCTCAACAACAAGCATTAGAAAAATTAAAAGTTGAAAATAGGGGCCAATCAGAGACCTTGGAAAATATGGAAGGAATGATAATAAAATTAATTGGAAGATGGAATCAGTCTGATGATAAATTAGATAGAAAATTTGATGCCATGACCAAAGAAATAAATGATTTAGATAATCAAGTATCAAGAATTGAAGGTTCTTTAAGTAGAGTAAATGGACATAAATAATGGATTATGAATCAATAGATGAATATAGAAGTAATATAAAAGAAAGATTAGCTTCCATAGAAACTATATTGCATAGAGAATTACCTGACATTAAAGAAGAATTAAAGATTTCAAATGGCAGAACAAGGTCATTAGAGAACTGGCGTAATTATATGCTAGGTGGTATGGCTATATTAACCATACTATTAGGAACAATAAAATAAAGGAATATCATGGATATTAAATCAATGTTGATTAAACTAGCTGAAGAACAAGCAGAAAAGATGCAAGAAGAAGCTGTAAAACATCTTGGTTCAGATGAGATGACAGAAAAGATTGCTACTGCTATTAATAAACGAATTGACATCCCATTTGTATCAGAAGATAAAGAACAAATATTTTTTGAAAAGATGGTTGATGTTGTAACAGATATACTAGAAGGAGTATTTAAAGGTAAATAAATGTTAGTAATAATATTATCACTCGCACTATCTGAGCAACCAGATAGCACAAAAATAAAAGCAACAACTAATCCGACATATAATGTAATGGCTTACAATATGGAAGATGTTAAGAAGAAAAAGAAAAAAGGAAAGAAGATTTCCGGTAAGGGCAAAAAGAAGAAGAAAGGCTTTTTCTCTAAGGTATTTGGGTCAAAGTAATGCCTAAATTTGGTAAAAGAAGTAAAGAACGATTAAAGGGCGTTGATGCAAAGCTTGTCAATGTCCTAAATGAAGTCGTTAAGTATTTTGACATTACTGTAATAGAAGGTCTTAGAAGTCAAGAACGTCAAAACCAATTAGTAGCCGAAGGACTTAGTAAGACAAAGTTTGGTAAGCACGTTCAAGGTAAAGCCGTTGATATTTCCCCATATCCGATAGATTGGGAAGCTAGGGATGACTTCCATTACCTAGGCGGGTTTGTACTCGCTACGGCCGCTTCTATGGGTGTTAAGATACGTTGGGGTGGAGATTGGAACGCTAGTTCTCTTTTTAAAGGTAAACGCACAACTAAAGATAATAAATTTGATGACCTTGTGCATTTTGAGTTATTGGAAGATTAATGCCTAAACGATATCTTACTATAAGAGATTGGTCTGGCGGTTCTAATAATAGAAGAGACCCTAGAGATATTGGAGATAATGAATCTGTTCTAATTCAAAACATGTCTATTGATGCCTTGGGTAAGATAAAGACTGCTGGTGGTTTATATGCTCATAGTAAAGATACTGATGGCTCTACTGATTTAAGTGAATATTTTGTAGAAAGAACAGCTACCCTAGTTGGAGCTGGAGGATATGGCTTATTTTATTTTGAGTCAGACCATAGTAGAGATAGTGATTATACTCTTACTGATACAAAGCATCCCGGTACAAGTAATGATTTAGCATTAGGTTCTTCTGTTGGCAATATAAAATTTAAATCAAGTTTAGTTGGTGGAGATGCTGAAACAATCGCTCCTGAGTACGACCCAGAATAATGCCACAACCAACAAAACAACATCTCCAATTAGTTGGAGGGGCCAATTCGACCAATAGTACTTTATATACAGGAACTCTTATTAAAACTGGAGATACTTTAAAGATAAGTGGTACTGGTAGTAACGATGGTATATTTACTGTAGTTGATGTTGTTAATACATTAAGTTCTGCTGATGCTGCTGGTACTACATTTACTGATAATACTTGTGATACAACCAATACAAGTACTTCTGTAACTCATGACGCTAATGCTCAAATCATAGCTGGATTATCTGTATCTGGAACTGGAGTGCCAGCTAGTACATATATTGCTTCTATAACAAATTCAACTACTTTTGTATTAAGTAAAGCAGCTACAGCAAGTAATAGTAATCAAACTTTTACCTTTGGAGACATGGATATTTATTATGTATTAAAAGGTAGAAGGATTACAGATGACGATTCTGGCGGAGACCCTCAAATAGAAGTTAGTAGAACTCCAGTTTTTGGCGATAAAATGATAGCTCTTGGAGATGTTGATAGTGAAGGTAATGTTGACATATGGTCTAGTAATGCAACATCTTCTTATAGCTCTAAAGATAATGGATGGACTATATCAGCTATTAGCCCAACTATTAAAGGAGATGATGCTAAATATATATATCATATGGCAGATGATTCTATTCGTGTATGCGATACAAATGATGAAAATAGTAGTATTGTAAAATGGTATGGATATATACAAAGAAATCAATTTAATGCAACAACTGGACTTGTATTTGCTGAATGGCAAGAACATCCTAATTCTTTAGCTTCTCCAAAAGTAGCAACATCATTTTCATATGCATTTGGTACATCTAGTCATGACAATACTTCTGCTGGTAATTATTATTTAAATCCAGCAACTCATGATTTTAGAGGAGTTGCTATTCAAAAATACGCAGCTAATTTACCTCTTCAAATGGGATTAAATTTAAGCACTACTAGCACTGGTTTTAAATTTGAAGATGTTAGTAATAACGATAAAACTGGTAGAGCTATTGTAGGTGAAGTAATATCTATAAGTTCAGGTGATGCATCTACTGATGGAGTTGGTGATTTAGGAGAGTATCCAAAAGAATTTATGTTTTGCAAAAGAGCTTATCATGAATCAGCAGGAACAGCTATATATCAAAGAGCATATGGTGGTAATCTTGATGGTACAGCTCCTTTT